ATCCGTGCGCCCAAGAAGATAGTCTAGAGATACGCCGAAAAAGTCAGCCAGGCGCATTGTCGTTTCGTAGTTCGGCTCGCGCTTTCCAGCCTCCCAATTTCCAACAGTTGATTGCGCGATTCCAAGCACTTCCGCTAAATCATACTGCGAAATGTGTTTTTCTTCTCTCAACTGCTTTACCCTTATTCTAAATTCCATCTGAAATCACCTCCTTTCGCTTCATGAATATCACTATGTGTGATTATTTGCAAGCCTTTATAAAATTGTTCATAAAATCATTTCTTTTTGTGTTGACTATTTCATTAAGGCATTGTAAAATAAACACAGTTAGAAATTATCGGAGGTAAGACATGAACGAACGTGTACGCGCCTTGCGCCGTGAGCACGGATGGACGCAGTTGCAGCTTGCAGATATGGTAGGTTGCCGCCAGAGCACGATTGGCTCTATTGAAGCCGGAACGCGCACGGCATCCTTGAAGCTGTTGCCCAAGATCGCCCGTGCCCTGAACACTACGATTGACTACCTCGTGACTGGCGAAGAATCGAGGAAATGAGCATGGAAGTTGCCAACAAGGAATACCTGTCGGCAGCCGACGTTGCAACAGTCCTCGGTATCTCTCCAAGCACCGCGCGGCTCGTCATCATTTCGTATATCCCGCATGTGAAAATCGGCGGGAAATTCAGGGTTTCGCGTGTTGATCTGGATGAGTACATCGCGAAAATCAAGATCAAACCAACGACGCAAGGCTGGTAATCGCAGAACAGACGGAGGCAATGAATGTACTGTTGCAACACTTGCAAAGCAGAATTTGAAACGCCTCGCGTGAACCATTGCGGCGGCGGAGATTCCGGCGAACCATGGGCGGTCTGTCCGTCCTGCGAAAGTGACAATATCGCGGAATGCGATCCGTGCATGCTCTGCGGTAATGCCGTTTCCGAAGATGACAAAGCCCCGTACATCGACGCGCATATGAGCTGCGTCAGTCTCGTTACAGATAAAGCAAAGACAATTCTCAAAAGGCACTTTTCGGACGCGGAATACCGTCTGTTTTGTGAGTATTACGAAATTTCTTGAACGGCATGAGGTTATGGCATGGCACGTGAGTATTTTTGCGCTTATCACAGCTATCTCGAAAACATGAAGCGGCTGAACGACGCTGAACGCGGACGGTTGTTTACGGCATGTTTAGAGTACAGCATGACAGGCACAGAACCAGATATATCCGGCAACGAATCAATCGCTTGGGACGCGATTCGCGGTCAAATCGACCGGGACGCAAATGAGTACGAAAAACGCTGCAAATCCCAAGCAAAAAACGCCAATAAACGATGGCATCCCGACGCATCAAATGGCAATGCCAATAATGCCATGGCATGCGATGGCATAAATGGCAATGCCAAATATACCAACTATGCCAAGGAAAAGGAGAATATATATAACTCTAACTTACGTAATAGCTCTATCTCTCGTAATAGCTCCATCTTACCTGATAGCTCTATCAAGAGTGAAAAAGTTAGTGATAGTGGCGCGGACAAGCCGCGCAAAACACGCAAGGCATTCGTCCCACCAACACTTGACGAGATCAAAGCGTACATCGCGGAAAAAAAATACGGCGTTGACGCTCAAAAATTCTTTGACTACTTCGCGGTTTCGGGTTGGGTGGACGCGAGAGGCAATCCCGTCCTGAACTGGAAACAGAAGATCATCACATGGAACAGCAAGAGCACAGAGCAGCCAAAGGAGACGAAGTATGACACGAGCAGTAAAGACTACACCAAGTCCTCCGCCGGAATCGAAATCCTTTGAGCCGAAGCTATGTTCTGTCTGCGGCGAGCCACTGGAACGGATTATTGGCGAGAAGGAAGCCTCTGTGTTCAAGATGCTCGGTAGACCGATGGAGATTGGCGAAATATTCCAGCTCACTTGCAAGTGCCAGCGCGACGAGATCGACGCAATGAGAGAGAGCGACAAGGCCGCTGCGTCCAACAAGGCGCGAATTGAGCGGCTACGAGAACGCGGAATCGCTGACGAGTTGATACGCTCCATGCGGTTTGAGACCGACAAAGGGTACAACGCTGCTGTGATTGAGAAAGCCAAGAAGTACGTCGCGCACTTCGACGAAATGCTATCCGAGAATGTCGGGATCATCTTCACGGGAAGCGTCGGAACTGGGAAGACATTTTATGCGGCTTGTATCGCAAATGCGCTGATCGAAAAAGGGATTCTCGTCGTATTCACCTCGTTCACCCGCATCATCCGAACATCGTTCGACGAATATCCCGCCGCGCTGAAAGCGATTGAACAAGCCGATCTCGTGGTTTTTGACGATGTTGGAGCAGAGCGAGATTCCAGTTTCGCGTATGAACGTGCGTTTGAGGCGGTTGACACCAGAATCAAAACGCGAAAACCGATTATCGCCACGACGAATCTTTCCCCGGACGATTTCACAAGCACGGCAGACGTTCGGCTAAAGCGAATCTACGACAGGCTGTTGGGTGCATGCGTGGTGATCCTAGTATCGGGCGAATCCGTGAGGGCACTCGAACAGCGCGCAAAAACCGAACTTGCAAAAAATCTATTGGCGTAACCCGCCGGAAAGGATATCACAAATCATGGAATCAAACACCGCGCCGGAGGTCGTAACGACCGAAACAAAAGACCTGATCGTGGTAAAGCAGTTGCCGGAAATCGTCGAGCAGCTTCACACGATCAAAGCAGAGCTGGAAGCGGAGATCGCGCTTGTCGTGGCAATGCCGTGCAATCTCGATACCGTGGGCGAAATCAAGAAAAAGCGCGCCGCGCTCAACGCCAGATTCAAGGAGTTCGAGGAACGGCGCAAGGCGGTCAAACAAGCCATTCTCACGCCGTACGACGCGTTTAACAAAGTCTACGAGGACTGCGTTGCAATGCCGTTCGGAAGCGCGGACGATACGCTAAAGCGGCAAATCGCTACGGTCGAGGACGCGATCAAAGACGGCAAGCGCAAAGAGGTCGAGAGCTATTTCAACGAGCTTTGCGCGGCGGGCGGCATCGACTTCCTGCGGTTCGAACAGGCGAATATCCGCGTCGGTCTTTCGGACACGGAAACCGCGCTCAAAAAATCCGCAAAGCAGTTCGTCGAGAACGTCCAGACGGACATGAAGCTGATCGACACGCAGGAACACGCGGCAGAAATCATGGTTGAGTACAAGGACTGTCTGAACGCCGCCAGCGCGATCCTCAAGGTCAACAATCGCCATAAGGCGTTGGAAGCCGAAAAAGAGCGCATTGCGCAGACGCGCGCCGCCGAGCAATCTCCGATGATCCAAAAAGTTGAGGCGGTCATTGCGGAAAGCGCGCCGGAAGTCAAACCTGTGCAACCCGCCGCGACAGTAGACCCTGAACGCAAGTGGGTTGACTTGCGAATCTACGGGACGATCCAGCAATTTTCAGACCTCAAAAAATTTTTAGTCGAAAGGGGCATGACCTATGCACAGCACCAGTAACACCGCGATCCAGACGCAGAGCCGCAAGCCGAAGTTTTCCGAGGCGATGGCAACACCGATCTACAAAAACCTCGTCGCATCCACACTGGGCGACGCAGAGGTGGCGCGTCGTTTCACCGCATCCATCATGTCGGCGGTCGCGCAGACCCCCGCATTGCAGGAATGCACACCCGCAACGATACTGACTGGCGCACTCGTCGGTGAAAGCCTGAAACTCTCTCCGTCGCCGCAGCTCGGACAGTTCTACCTTGTGCCGTTCAAGAGCAAGGAGAAACGCGACAAGAACGGGAATGTGATCGAGGAAGCATGCACAAAAGCACAGTTCATCATCGGCTACAAAGGCTATGTGCAGCTCGCGCTTCGTTCCGGCCAGTATCGCAAACTGAACGTGATCGAAATCCGGCAGGGAGAGCTGATCTCATACGACCCGCTGAACGAGGACATCAGCGTGTGCATGGTTGAGGACTTTGAGGCACGGGAGAAGCTGCCCGTCATCGGCTACTACGCCATGTTCGAGTACACCAACGGTTTCCGAAAGGCGGTGTACTGGACGAAAAAGCACATGATGAAGCATGCAGACCAGTATTCGGCGGCGTTCTCTGCGAAAGCCTACGAGGATATCCAGGCGGGAAAGATTCCCGATTCTGACATGTGGAAATATTCCTCGTTCTGGTACAAGGACTTCGACGATATGGCGAAAAAGACGCTGCTTCGGCACATCATTTCGCGCTGGGGCATCATGTCAATCGATCTTCAAACCGCCATCGAGCGCGACGAAACCATGATGGATATCGACCGCAAGGGCAACATCGTGACCGAAGCGGAAAAGGCTCTCGAAGGTGAGCTGATCGATTCGCTCAACCCCGTGATGAACGGAGAAACCGCAGCCGTCGTTTTCGAAGATGTGAAATAAGTTTCTGCGGTGGCGGAATATGTAGACGCTTAAAAGCACGGACGGATAAGAGGGAAATAACACCGTCGACTGGATTTTGCTGGGTGGGTTGACCCATCAAATCAACAACCATCCCTCATGCGAGGTGCAAATCCTCGCCCGCAGAAAAGATTCCCGTCTGATCAACGGGCGTTCGCGGTGTAAGACGCTGAACGAACAAAACGTCCGTGGAGTTTTCACTCGCCGCTGCTTGCACTGGTGGGGATTTTCGAAGCGGAACATCTCGGCAACTGAATGACCAATCACCACTTGGAGGCGGCATATGAAGCGAAACGTTTGCAGCCAGGGTTCTGTCGTACCCGCCCAAGAACGACAGCGGCGCGGCGATCCGCGCACAGAATAAGCCGAGATAATGAGAATGTCCGGCGGCGGGATAAGACCTCTCGCCGCCGGGCGAAACGGGAAAGGAGAACTGTAATGGCAAAGCCGAAAGTGGAACTTACGCCAGAACAAAAGGCGACGGAATCCAGAAAGAAACTCGCGGAAAAGTTCGCGAAAAGAGCGAATAAACACAGCATCCAATGCACTATATGCGGCGGGGCAGTAACGCAGAATCAAATTTTAGCAGGCGACGCTGTTATTGTTATCGGAAACGTTATCAAAGAAACGGCCGTTTGCAAGCAATGCCGGAGCGGGTCATGAATATCGACTACACGATAATTTCCACTGGCTCAAAAGGCAACGCCGTCCTGATCGGTGAAAGCATCATGATCGATTGCGGAGTACCGTTCAAGAGCGTCGCGGCGTACAAGGGCGGGTTGAGGTTGGTGCTGCTGACACACTCTCACGGCGACCACTTTAACCCGACCACGATTGCGCGGCTCGCATCCGAACGTCCAACGCTTCGGTTCGCATGCGGGGAATGGCTTGTGAACGCGCTGGTGCTCGTCGGGGTGAACAAGCATAATATCGACGTTCTTGCCGGAGATCAGCAGTACACATACAAATCAGCCGCTATCACGCCATTTGAAGTAACGCACGACGTGCCGAATTTCGGATACAAGATTGAGCTGCCGGACGGAGGGAAAGTCCTCTACGTGACCGACGCGGGGAATCTTAACGGCATCGAGGCGTTGGATTATGACCTGTACATGATCGAGGGCGACTACGACGAGGACGAGATAGACGAGCGAATCAGCGACAAGAAAGCATCCGGCGCGTTCGTCTACGAACACCGCGTGAAAAAATACCACCTGTCGAAATCGCAGTGCATCGATTTTGTGCTGCGAAACGGCAACGCACAAAGCGAATTTGTGTATCTGCATCAACATCAGGAGGGGCAGTAACATGTCGAAATATGCATTATTAAGAGGAACACCTACGGATAAACAGCAAAAGTTTATCGAAGCGACACAGCGTATGGTTGCATTCGGCGGCGGTCGAGGCGCGGGAAAGTCGTGGGGGTTAAGACGATTGGCGGCTCAATTCGCAATCAAAAATGCGGGTTCGCGAGTTCTGGTTGTTTGCCACGATAAGACGCAGGTCGATCATGGGATAGTGCGTCCGTACTGGCAGGAACTCCATGGCGTTGCGTTTTCCAGCAAGGACGGATATCAATTTTACTTCCAGAACGGAAGCACAATTTGGATTGCATTTTGTGAATCGGATCGCGACATTGAAAAGTTCGCGGGAACGGATTTCGATTTGATCTGTGTCAACGAGGCGCAGGAGTTCACGGAGTATCAACTCACCCAATTACAACATTGCGGGGTAATGAAGCAGCCGCTCGTCAGATTGGGCGTTACCGTTGAGTATTATTCGCCTGGTTACAAATACCTTAAACGGGTATTTGTAAGCAAAGAATACGATCCAGACGAAAACCCATCGGACTACGAATACATTCCGGCGACGATCAGCGATAATACGTTTTTGCTTGCAGAGAACGAGAATTACAAGAAACAACTCGATCTATTGCCGGACGATGTGAGAAAAGCATTTTTATTCGGAGATTGGAATAAGGAGGACGGAAAATGAACGGAATTTTGCAAACCATCAACGCGTTTTTTGAATCGCAGTCGGGCATGTTCTGGCTGATCGTCGTGCTGTTCGCCTTGCTCGTTTTCGTGAGCGTCGCGCGAGTGGTTGCGGTAGGCAACGTGGACAAGCTGCGCGACAGCCTTTCGGAAGAACGCACGCTGTCGAGCGGCTACAAGGAGCGCATGGACTACTACGTTACGCGCAACGCCAAGCTGCACACCGACAATGCACAACTCGCCAAGATCGCGGGCGACGCACAGGAGGAAGTCGAGAATATCAAGTACCGCAACACCAAACTGCTTGGCGCAAACGAAATGCTTGCCGACGCGGTTATGAACAAAATCGAGTTTATCTCTGCAATCGGCATGGCGGCAGAGAGGGCGTGCAGCACTTGCCAGACGAGAGCGTGCAACGGGTGCGAAATCCGAGCCATGCGCGGCGTTTACCTTGAACCTCAAGCCGAAGAGCCGGATCCGGTTGCCAAGAATCCCGCCGAGGGATTGCCGTACCGCTCCTGTGCATGGTGTGTTCGCGCTGCAGAGTGTCGCGAGGACGGCGGGTTGGAGTACAACATGCCGCCGATGCTGAACGAGAATCAGGATATCGACTGCTACAACTTCGCGTTCGATGAAAAGACCGTTCCGCAGGACGAACAGCCGGAAGAGCCGACCGTGTGCGGAACAAGCTGCCCGACATGCTCCAAGGAAGAAACGTGCGACAAGACCGCCGGAAGCGGATATCAACCAGACGGTCGAGACGGTTGCGCGAACTGGGAGAACTGGAAAGCCGTCGAGGGTTACGGGATGGTGGAGGACGAAACGCCATGAAGAAGTCAACAGCGAAAAAAGCATTTGCGCTCACGCTCGTGCTCGCAATCGCGGCGTTCGAGCTGGTGTGTGCGGCGGGTTCGCTCGCGGAGAGTTCGGCTGATGCCGAGCCTCCGCCCGAAGCGATAGTAACGCCGGAAGTCGAGCGTGTCGTTATCGAAAGTGACCATGCTCAAGATGCGGAAATTGTAAACGTTACGAGGCCGGAGGTAACGATCAACCAGTACCAGTGGCCGGACGAAACGTTGCGGACGATGGCAAAGTTTTTATACTCGTTCGATACGTTCAGAGACAAATTCCTTGCTTCCGGCGTAGTGGTCAATCGCGTTTTCTGCGGGATGACCAAAGATGACGGAACGCCTTACTGGGGAGACGGAACGGTCGAGGGGACGATCACAAAGCGCGGCGAGTTTGAATTTTACAATCCGAAAGCCAAAGTGACCGAAGAAAACCTTGAATGGGCAGAGTTCATGTTAGATGTCCACGCGACGCGAAATCTGACCAAGAAGTATACTGGCTATATTTTCCCAAGCAATGTGATTTATCTCGGATGGACGGCGGACGGGCAGCTTGCCGCATACGTCAAACTCGGAGGAAAACCGTTCATTTTCGACAATACGAAGTGAGGTGACCGACGCGATGTCGAAACATAATGACCGCGCTCACTGCGTACTCGGCGGGAGCTTCAAGAACAACGTCGGCTACTGCAAGCTCCACCGATGCAACGTGACGTTCAAGCAGATGAAGAACAGGAAGTGCCTCGCAAAAGGGTGCAGACACTTCCGGCGGCATAGCAATCATCCGTATTGGGAGCAGCGGAAAGCCATTGCGGACGAGAAGAAAAAACGGAAGGAACAGCGAAATGGAACGGAAAACACCGTATCTGATGGACAAAACGCTTGTGAGGTTGCTTGTGCTCCTGCGGATAGCGCAGATGTCGAAGGATGCGAAACGAGCGATGGAGCTTGAACGGTTGATATCGGCTGCGACGCTGGAAGTCAGGCAGTTGCCGAGAGCAAGGAAGGAGTAGACATGGCTAAGAAAAAAGAGTTTTGCATTTGGGACTTATCGCCATTGCAACTGGAAAACTGGCTTGAACAGCGCATCAAAGCGCAGCGCGGCGTTACTAGCAAGCCGATTCCAAAGAGCGGCGAGAAACGGGTTGAGTTTAGACGATACGAAGAACTTCCAGAAGCGAAGAAGGAGGCGTGAGCATGGGAGCATTCAACTGTTTTATAGGCGTTGACGTTGGAAAGAACGGAGGGTTCGCAAGCATTGTAGAGGAACCATGGGGAGAGATGTTAGTAAGCGTTTTTCCGTGGGAAGACGGAGACTTTAAAGAACACATGCGAATCATGAAAATCCAACACGGATCAGAAATCGGAGAACTGTCAATCGCGTTTGTCGAAAAGGTGTCAGCTATGCCGAAACAGGGCGTAACGTCCATGTTCAACTTCGGGAAGTCTGCGGGGTACATCGAGGGCGTTCTTGCGGCAATCGGCATCCCCTATCAGCTCGTGCCGCCTCAAAAATGGAAGAAGGAGTTCTCGCTCGGAAGCGACAAAAAGCAATCAATCGCAGTTTGCGAACGTCTATTCCCAAGCGTGAGCCTGTACCGCACCGAAAGATGCACGACCAAGCATGACGGCATGGCAGAAGCGCTGTTGATCGCAGAGTACGCTAGACGGATTATGAGCCATTCAGGAACGTTATAAGTCAAACTTACCAGCGAGAATAAACGAAGGTGTTGCAACACCTAAAATTAAGCCATACGGGATTCTAGGAGGCACAACGTGGCAATACGGAACAACTGGAAAGAAATCATAATCAAACATGGCATTTCGCAGAACACGGTTGCGGATGCCATCGGAATAAACCGAGGGTGGTTCTCCAAGATCACCAACGGGAGCGCGATATTGAGCGACGAGGAACGCCGCAGGGCTGACGAGGCATTATCCGCTGAATTTGGGTTCACGGTCGCAGACGCTTATGATCCGGCGATGTTTGACGTTTTATACGGTGAGCAGCTAGTTCGTCTCAAGCGCAGCCAGAAACCTGCCGTTCAGGTTCGAATTCTCGGAGATATTGCCGAACGGATTGACGAGCTGGTTGACGAAGGGACGTTTGAATCCCGCAACAAAGCGGTCAATTCGATTTTACGCAGGGGGTTACAGCATGAAGCATCGGGCAGATCGTGATATCGAAGTGCATGCGCGGCTATTTTCCTATCAGTCATACAAAGCGCAGTTGCAGAAGTTTGAAGACTCGACAACGTGTCGGAGCAGCGCGTCATTCGAGGCGCAGATCAGGAGCAATGTTCCAAGCGATCCAACCGCTCGCGCCGCAATCGCGCTCGCGTCAATGCCGAAAGACCTTGCGGAGAAACGCGCTTGGTGCTGCGTGATCGAAAGCGCATGGGCTGAATGCGTCGAAGAAGACAAGGCGAACGGGATGCGCCTCGCGGAAATCATGGAGCGGAACTTCTACCTAACTGGCGATCCGCACGGGCGGGACGGAAACTTGAACTGCCGCGCGCAGATTTGCGCCGATCTGGAAATATCCGAATCGACGTTCTTTGCCCGGTTGCGAACGATAACAGGCATCGTGGTATATCACGCCGCCGTGAAAGGATTGGTTTGACCATGACCGAGACGGAAAAACAAGTGAGATATAACGGACTGACCATCGCAGACAAGGACGCGCTGCTGGACGCGAAAGCGAAAGGCGCAAATTATATTGCGCGGGACAAAGACAATGACGTTAGGGCTTTCATCGAAAAGCCAGTCAAGACGGAAACTTACTGGATGGGAAAGAGCTTCAACGAAAACTGGTGGATTGAAGACAACAGCGTTTTAAAGTTCATCCAATGGAGCGACACCGAACCCGTCCACATCGACATCGCCATCGCGCAGGTCGCGGAGATGGAGCGGGAGCAGAAGCCGCGCACCAATCAGGACGCGCTGATCGAGAAATGGCGCGACGTTAATGAGTTAGCACAGCTTTTGATTATCGAATCACCGCTTGGCAGGGGGTATTATCACAGGGAACATACTCACGACGGATATTATCGGGCTTTTCTGCACAAAACGAAAGAAGCTGCAATGTCTGCACAGGTCGCATGGCTCCTATCGCAAGCGGAGGACGGGAAATGAACGAAACAAAATACAACCGCGTCGGTGACGTGACTGTGAAAGTCGGAGAAACAAAAGCATCGAAGCCCATCACATGGAACGACGCAATCAACGCCATGAGCGTGGAGGAAAAGGCGCGGTTCTGGGTTGGAAAAGGAAGCGAAATGCATAATCAGGCTTGCCGCTACGCATGGGCGCAACAGACGTACAAAAAGTTGTGGGATGAACACTACGTCGACAAGATGACCGAACTACTCAACAGCCCCTACAACGGAGCGCAGGAAGGAGCGGGACGATGATTTATATCGTCGGAAAAGAAATAACAAAAAATAATACTCGGAGCACGTTCAAGACAGGATTCTGCGAGGATGAGCTTGACCGTATTGAGATCGGTGATATCTCAATCACGCTCGACCGTCTTCGCGAACTCGCAAAAGATGAGGCAGAAGGTAGAAGTACTGGTTACCTTGATCGTAACGGAACGCCTATCCGAGAGCACGATGTCGTACGCGTTACTTTTCTCGACAGGAACCTTAGAAAAGAATACGTGCGGGAAGAATGCGAAGTGATTTTTTCTCAGGGAGCATTTGGTTTCATGTGGGGGAACCGAAAAGAATTCTCACCGCTGTGTTCGTTTTTAGTTGGTACGGTTGTTTTTTTCGAGGTGATTGGACATTCCGCGCTTGCGGAGAAGGGATGATGACGCGATATGGAATGGTTTGTTGCATCATTAGTTACAACCGTGGTAATTGCCGCTATATATGTTTGGCAGCTGATAACTTGGTTTGAGCCAGACAGAAAATTGCTTTACTTCGCATTACTTGGAGTATTCGTAACTGTACTTATTGGATTCTGGACGTTTAGAAACTGAGGAGGAACAGCCATGAGTGAGCAACCGACTATTGGAATCATGCTAAACATGGACGGGCGCGAAGAAACTCCGATCAACATCAAGATTGGCGGAAAATGGCATACGGCAAGCGCACAACAGATTGTTTCCGCCCTCCGCGCCCAGCAGGAGCGGGAGAACCCGCAGCCGCTTACACTCAAAGAAATCCTACAAATGGACGGAAAGCCGGTATATGCCCAAAGCGGTGACGGTTTCAGTGGTTGGGTGATCGTAGCTGTCGCAAGATATGTAGACGGAGGACACACACTATATTTTTGCGCTCCAACATTCGAAAACAATTTCATGGGAGAACCGGACGAAGATTTTATCAATATGACACATGATGATCCGGATGGACACTTCGGTTTGCACGTCCTTGGGTGGAGAGCCTACGCCAACGAACCGAAAGGAGATAACCGTGAGCCGCACATCAAGTCAACGATCAACCCGCAGGAGCCCGCAAGCGATGGAAAATGGATACTATCTGACGAAGATTGGGAAGACTTCCTGCGAGACGCCCACGAACCGAAAGGAGAACATCATGAATAAGTTTTACGAAATCAATGAACCGTATTACGCGATGATTGCAGCGCCGGATGCCGATAGGGCGGCTGAGATCTATCACGAGGACATCTGCGAACCTTGCGCAGAGGAGACTGCGCCCGTTGAGATTACGGAAGAAGCGGCGCGGGCGGCGTGGGACGCGCGCGGGAATAAGGACGAAGACCCTGACGACGATTTTGACGGCTACTTAACGGTAGAAGGCGGTTGCTCCATGCTGGTCGACGGAAATCTTATGTGACGGAGGAGAACGTCATGACTGATTACATCAAGCGCGAGGATGCGCTGAAGAAGCTTGAAGAAAATATTTTGCACGGAGCCAAAGAACCTCCAAACGAATATATGCGGTCGATACTTGGAATAATCAAATGCACTTTAATGACCATCCCCGCCGCCGACGTTGTGGAGGTCGTGCGGTGCGTAAAGTGTAAACACGGATTGCCATTGAAAGCGCATGCGGACGGAGTATATGGACTGAATTGCGCTATTGGGCGCGGAGAAGAATGCCGGAACGCTTGGCACAAATATAGCAAACACTACGAAGATTATTCGCTCGTTGACGTAGATGGATTCTGCGATCAGGGCGAAGAAGGGCAACCAGAAAAGGACGGTGACGCGCATGATTAAGCCCGTTGCGTGCCCGAGGTGCGGGAAAAAGCCGTACTTTGTGAAATTCAGTCATCGGTACGAGATTATATGCCGGAACATTCTGTGCGGATATGTCGTTCTAATGGTCGGAAAAACCAAGTTCGGAGCTATCCTGCGCTGGAACTGGCGGTGCTTCTGGGAGAAAAGACGGATGAGGAGGAAAGCAAAGTGAGACCGATTGACGCAGATACGCTTATCGAAGGTAGAGTTTGTAACGATCCTGTGCGAATCGCCGCAATGTGCGCCAAGACCATCGAACCCGATTCCAACTGGATACCGTGCACATACGGCATGATGAAGCCAAAAAACGAACAGGTTGTAAACATTACGTATGAATGCCGCGGAGAAAAGAAAACGTGCCCGGCGAAGTACGCAGCTTTTAGTGATAACTTTTACGGATGCGACAGGTATGGGTCAATGATTCTCGGCGTTCTCGCATGGCAACCGCTACCCGACCCCTACAACAACGACCATATTCGTGACACCACGAAAAAGGTCGATCAATTACGTGATCCCACGAAGATGATGGAAGGAGCAACCGATGAAGAATGAACCAAACCCGTGTGATGACAGAACATGCAAATGTAGCGACAGCTACGGTATTTGCAGATCGGAATCGCCGTGCGAAAAGAGTTTGATGCCAAACGTGACAGAGCCGACGACCGAGGAGGTTGTTGCGGCGATACGAAACTGCGCAAACGTATCGTGTTCTCAATGCATTTGTTCCGTCGATTCACCAAACATGGACGCAGACCTATGTCATTCGGATAGACTTGCCGACCGCCTCGAATCACAACAGCGCGAGATCACCGACCTCACCGCCAAGCTTGCGGCAGAAACGGCAAGAGCGGACGCGGCGGAAGAAAATGTAACAGACTATGAACTTTCGTCACGTGGATTTTGAGTGGCGCGGAGCGCAGGAGGGCGCGAACGCATAGCATCGAAACATCAAGAGATAAAAAAAGAGCGGGGTTATTCCCGCTCTTTCTCTACGCCGCGAATCACGGATTGGGTTCGTCTTTCGCTTCGTCAATCGCTTCGATTACATCAACGACCGATTCCGATAGCTGCCGGATGCTTTCTGCATCGAGCTTGCCCTCTACAATGATGTAGACGGCGGCGATCACAGCAGACAGCGCTGCCGCGATAGCTTGCACGACCTCGTTATCCGCGCCAAGCGCAACCGCGATGGATGCGGCGGACATGACAACGGCAAGTAGAAATTTCCTGCTCAACAGGCTTTTCAGTGCCTCAACAAATGTCTTTTTCATAGTGTTTTTCCCCTTCCTTATTACGCCTTAGTTCGGCGCGGTATTCGTTCAATGAGCTTGATGCGTGTCTCGTGGTCGTTAAGCGTTTCTCCGTGTTCGCGTGTAATTCCAAACAAATTGTCGTGTTGGCGTTTGTTTTCGCAACTTATGTCATTCATCTTCTCGCCCAGGTTATCAATCGAGCTGTTCAGCTTTGTGATCGCCGTATTGAGCTTGATGATCGGAGTGATAATTGCGGCGAACAGCGCAACGAGCGTGGCGATAACTCCGACAATGTCCCATCTTTCCATTTCTCAATCCTCCGTTTTTTCTGTGCCGCGCTCGGCTAGATCAATGAGTTTTTCGATTTCATCGTCAGTGTATTTGTTCGCGCGCTTGATTTTTATGATGTTTTCCGCTTGAGCCTTGCGCATGTAGTAGCGAACAACAAGCACGCCGATACCAGCGATGATTCCGAGAATGATAGCGGCATCTTCAAGCTTTATGAACCACCCAACCATCCCGGCAACAAATGTCGTTCCGCAGAATATAAGCACAGAACCGAGAACGGTCTTGCTTGTTTCGTGGCGTTTCCGCTTCTTCTTCAACGCGCTCATTCCGTCACCAACTTTGTGTACTTCGGTTTGTTGGTGATGAACCCATAACCATTTGGCGTTTGAACTGCATACCAGCCTGTATCATCATCAATCTCTTCGAACGGGAGCTTTTCGCCGCGGTGAGCGGTATAGATGATCTTATTGCCATCTACGCCAGCGCCGGATCGCACGTTAACGCTACCAAGCGCAAGCACATATGGAGGGTCAATCTGGTCAGCCTCGGACGCGTAATCTTCTTCTGGAGCAGATGCGGACGCGCCGGAACCAGCGCCATCGCCGTCTTCTAGAACCGTGAGAGCGTGACCTTTGCGCAGATAGATGCCGCCGCGTTTCGCTAGATTGTCGGTCGAGATGTGTGACGCATCGGTATACGAGTTGAACTTGCCCGTGTCGGTGAGCAGCTTTGCCATGTTGCCGGAATACCCGATTGCGACGCTGATCCCGCATGCGAGTTTCAACCCGATGAAGATCAAGCTCGTGCAATCCACATCGCCGGACGCAACGTCAACCGTGCGGCCTTGCTTCATGGATTCGTACAGCCCTGTTCGATTCTTCTGCGAATACCCGATTTTCGGATTCGCGCAAGCTGCCTCGATGAACCGCGCCAGCTTTTCACGCTTCGCCGCGTCTTTCAGCTCGATATAGTGTGACCAGCCAACGCCTTTTCCGTTTTTCGCGTACCACGTCGCAACAGCAACTTCCTTGCCCGTTTGGTCGCCGGAGATCGGGCCCGCCGTTTGCCCGTTCTCGTCCATAACCGCATGTCCGATTCTTACCGCCATTGTCGTTTACCTCAATTCGCAGATAATTTCTCATAAAAAAAGAGCCTTTCGGCTCTTATTGGGATGCGGGTGATGGTTTATGCGGTTTGCTTGCCAAACACCTGTAGCAGATGATTTCTCCCACAAGCTGTCACAAGCGTTTGAATGCCTGTGTGGTTGCCGTTTGGCGCGATGTACTCCTTGACCGAGAAGTAACCTTTGTTCTTCGCGGCGTATGGCACAAGTCGTTTCCGCGCGTCACGGTACAGATAGCCGCGCTCCATCAGAGTGATGATGAACTGCTTTTCGTTGACTTCAAGCAGCTGCGCCGTTTGCCGGATGCTCATAAGCCCGTTGCGGTCTACCAGAGCGTCAAAGTACTCGGCTTTGGGCTTCATTTCGGAAGTCGCCGCTTCAAGCTCCTGCACCTTCTTCTGCGAGAACTGCAACGCCCTTGCCATCACGATTTCGGGGCTGTTCCACTTGCGTTCAAGCTCCAAGAAGTATTGGCGGCATTCCTTGCCCTTTTCCGTGCGCTGGATCATGCACAGCTCCTTCGCCATGTCCAGAGTGAGTTGGTGATTGGTCGCGGGTTTCCCCGGCATGCCGTCTGACCTATCTTCCAGAATTGGAATATAGTCCGTTCCGTTGGAAAATCCGTATTCCACCATGCGGTTCATCCATGTGGTGTAGTTGCTTTCCACGCCAAGCACGGCGTGAAGATCGCGCCCCAATACGGTCGGGCGTTCGTTTGAGTAGTCCACTTTCATCAGGTCGTTCATGTTCCCATTCTCCTTGCAAGAATCATTCACATAGACGGCGGTTGCCGTCCTGACAACTTTGATGCACGGTGCTTCCGGCATCTGAACGTGGATGGTTGTGCTCATGGCATCAAAAAACCTCCATCATTTTATTTGATTGGAGGATTCACTCGTGGTATTATAGATTTACCAAGAGGGAAACCTCGTGGGGCAGTAAGACTTCGCATTCTCTTGGTCGGGGGCGCGAGGTCTTATTTTTCGCTTCCTATGACGATTTCAATTCCTTCTCTGACAACATCCGTGCGAGTGACGTTCTTTTTTTCGCAATACGCAGTCAGCCGCCTATCTGTTGCGGAATCGATTCTTGCCTTGACTTCAATACTTTTCGGCTCTTTCGTCTTAGGTCGCCCTGTGCGAGGGCTCATAGCATCACCTACTTTCTGTGGCACAACAAAAGCATAAATGATGTGGCACAAAAAGTCAAGCATAAAACAGGAGGAATTTTATGAACAACGCAATCGCCTTTGTTGACGCGTCTGGAACATGGATGCGCTGTTGGAACTGCAACCACAGACTTTTCAAAATCACCAAGCAAGATGACCGTGAATGCTGCGTACAAATCGAAATGAAATGTCCGTCATGCAAATCCGTGAATCAGATCCATTTTGACAGTGTTACCGCCGACGTTCCCACGCCGTAAGCCCTTCATTCGCAACATCGTTGATTTGCTGCCGGATATCGTCAATCTTGCGCTTTCTGGCGGGGGTGTCTCTTTCCGTTGCAAGAATCTCGCGTTCCTGCTTGCGCAAGGCGGCAATGTCCTTTTTGTAGTCCTGCAACGTCTCGTAACCCTGTTCGTCGGCGGTTTTGAACGAGTTGATGCCGCTCTGTTCGCGTTCGCGTTCAGCTTTGCGGGACAGGGCTTGCGCTTCGTCCATTTTGTCGTAGAAGCGGCTCACCGCGCCGGACGAGTACAGCGGGTCAGCGACAAACATGCTGGATGCAACATTTCCAACCGTTCGACCAAGACCGCCGGAATCCTCTGCCGTTGCGCTCGTAAGCACCTGACCGTAGAAGCTGCCGCCGTACTGCTCAATCAGGTAATCAAGCATCATCGGGGAAACCTCAATTCCCATATCGTACAGGCGCTCGGAAATCGCCTCGCTGATGACGGATGTTTGCGCATTCTTCTGATCCGGCGCGGCTTCATCCTGCATGTACATGGGAACGATATCGCCGTTGAAGAAGTTTTTGTTCGTGGAGATTGACCGCACCGCCGCCCAGAACGGTTCTGGATCGACTTTGAAGCTGCCGATGATGTTCTCTCCAAGATCGGCAAACGCGCTCTCTGCGTCCTCTCCGTCAGCCCACCGCGCGAACCGCTCAACCGTGGAAACGAGCAGAACGCCCATCTGTCTATCCTTCGGCAGTTTGATGAACGTCGTCGGGTATCCGTTCGCGTCACGCTTGCCAAGCACGTTCGGAATCAGGTAGTTGTTGTCCTTCGTGTACTCGGTCAAATTTTCGTAATGTGGGTTATCGTCGTTGTCGAACAGATAGCGAATCAGCAACCCAAGCGTGGCAAGCGTCATCCCTCGCGCAACCGTCTTGATCGGCTTGTCCGCAATGCGCCGCGCGAACTTATCCAAGCCCTGCACGTTTGCGTTGAAGTAGATGCACGCGGAATCAATCGCTTTTGTCGCCGGAGCGGAGCGCGAGAAATTCACTGTAACGTCTGCTGCCATCTGCGTTGCCTTGCGCCGACCTTCCGGCGTGTCACCGAACTGTCGTATTCCCTCGATGTACTCCGCGAAACGCCACATGTTCTCGGTATAGCCGCCGACAGCTCCCGCGACTTGTCCAGCCTTGCTCATTGCCTGTTTGAATTTTCCGCGAATAGTCGCGTCAACCCTGCCGATTTGCTGGCTAGAGATAAAGCCGGACGATTTGCCGCCCATCGCCTGATAGCTCTTCCACAGGTCGCTATTCTTCGCGCGCTCTTCAACGGCACGAGCGACGTTCGCGAACGTGTCAACGGCATTGGCTTCGGTATTCACGATGTATGTTCCAGCATCGCGAACAAGGTTGCGAACACCAAACGAGGGGTTGTAGCCAGTGAGTAGATTCTTAATTGGCTTGGTGATCTTTCGCAGGAACTTCGTCACGCCGTTGACGGCTTTTGAAGTCATCGAAACGTCAGCCGGATTCAGCAAAGAGTTAAACCCATCGTAGATGTCCTGATTCACCGACATTGCGATGCGCTCACCGTCGCGCCAGCCGCGAACGATGTACTGTCCGTCTTTGACCTCGGTCGCGCTCTGGATTGCCAGCTCGTCAAAGGAATGGAAATCAACGTCAGTCGGTTTGCCGCCCGGTTCGGTGATGATCGCGGCATACTCTGACGTTTCACGCACATGCGTTTCAGCGAAGTTGTACATGTTCTGCACAAGCTCGTTGTACCGCTCCATAGCAACATATCGCTGCACAAGGTCTGCAAGTGACGTGCGGATGTCCTGCACGTCCTTTACAGATCCTTTCGCCTCGCGGATGATGCTAGGGCTTTGAATCTCGCTGCTCGTCACAACAGGGCGAGAGCCAACGTTTTTCACGTCTACGCGGTGCGTCGGGACGTAATCGGGGTACTTTGCGGCAAGCTCGTCATAGAGGTATTCGCTCATAAGACCGCCGTCAACCGCCCAAGACTTCATGAAATCAGCCCACCAACGTTTCTGGTTCTCAAACGTCTGCGCAAATTCGGGGTGAGCAGCTTCGATTTGTTCAGCCAGAGCCGCGCTTTCCGACGCACTCATGGGGATGGGCTTTCCGTCAGGATCGAGCGTATCAGAAGCAAGCACGGGCTTGTTGTCACCAAACCCGCGTTCTTCTAGCGTCATGCGCGATTCGTTGTGCCGCGCAAGCGTGTAAAGCTGATATTCGCCCCACAGCTCGTCGGGGATATCCTTGAACAGCGAGGCGAAGGAATCTCCGATGGTCGTTCCATTTACGTCTGCAAGGCGGTCATTTAAGATATACTGCGAAACGCCGGGGGCAGAACGAACGCCCTGCGCCAAGTCTTCCGAAGTCACCGCTCCAACGGCGATCTTCTTTTGAACGGTACGAGCAAAACGGTCAATACCAGCGGTGCCGCTCACGATGTACTTCTGCGCAGTTCTCGCGATTTGGCGAATGGCGTTGACGCTCTCTTTCGCGTTCTGGTCAACCGCGTACAGAGTTTCGGGGCTTGGCTCTTGGTTTGTCGCGGTGGTTTCCGCGCTCGTCTGCGCTGCCGGTGCCGTCTCCGGCGCGTTCTTCGCGGTGGTTTCGGTTTCCGAAGCGCCCTGTTTTACGTCCGCTTCTGTCGCCGCGATGACCTTTGACAGCGAGTTTGCGGGCTTGTTTTTCTTCACGAATTCTTCTGCGTTCCCCGCGCGCGCCGCACGCATCTTTTCAGCTGTTGTAACACCCCTATTTTCGGTCTTTGTGCGCAAGTCGAAGATTCGGTCACGCAACTGTTGCGACTGTCCTAGGGCTTCTACGGCGGCTTCATACTCTGCGCCGGACGTGATGCCCTGTTGCGTCAATTCGTCAATGCGCTGCATGGCATAGGCGAACTGCTTGTAATTCTGGTTGTCGGCGGTATCCGCTGCGGTTTTCTCTGCCATGTATGCGATGTCGTCAGCAAACAGATCGGCGAGAACGGCGTGATGCGCACGCACTTTCTCCATCGATTTTTCAATAGCGCGTTGCTGCTGTTGCTTCACCGCTGCGTAGGAATCGGTTGCTTTCTGTACGGCGGCGTTATGTTTCGTCGTGGCTTCTTCGACTGTGCCGTATTTCAGGAGCGATTCACGAGCACGCGAAAACTCTTCCGATGCCGGATCAACGCCGTCCATGCGCAGAAGATCAAGCATGCGTTCCGCTTTCTCGGACGGTTTTACACGCTTTTCAAACGCTTGCTGCATCGCGTCCATATCCTGCGCGTGTTGCTTCTCGCCGTTTATGAGCTGTTCCCTGCTCTGGTTGACGTTCTCGACCGCGCTCTTGTACTCCGCGATCGGCAGAATCGCCTTGTAGCCTTGCGCGATAGCCTGTTCTTTGAACGATTCCGGCATGGAGTTGGCAAACGTTGCAGATACGAGGATATCCTGATATTCCGTGTTGTAGTTGCCTGTCTTGCTCATGTATTCAGCCGTGATCCGTGCTTCGTTCATGGACGGTAGCGACAACGCGCCGCCAAGAATGCCGACGATGCCGCCCATAAGAGCCTGATTGCCCATTTCTTTCAGGCTGAACGCGTCACTGTTCCATCCTTGCGCGGATGACAACGCCCACGATCCTACGTACCCTGCGCCCTCTTCGGTCGCTTCTCCTAAAAACGACGCGGCGAGGTTGATCCATTTTGCTTTAGTCAGCATGCCGGACGCAAGCGTTTTGCCGGAGCTTTTCGCAATAGCGGCCGACATGTTTTTCCCAAGAACTTTACCCCAAATAGCGTCTGTCTGCCACGATTCAGTAAAGCCCTCAAGAGCGCCCATTACGAGAGCGTATGTTCTTGCATCGCCCATAGTTGCGCCGCCCTGTGTAGCTTCGTTGTAATATTGCCCGACGGAGTTCAAAATGAACGGAGAAGACTGAACGGTAAATAGACCCGCTTTCGCGAGTGTCGACACGCCTTTTGACAAGGCGGCGTTATTCGCAGCGGACGCAACGACCGTTCCGGCTTTCGTCGTGCCAAATGCGCCGCTTACGGCACTTCCGGCAGCGTTGAGTGCATACATTTTCGCGATCTCTGCGCCGATGTCGGTAGCGGCACTGATTCCCTGTGTCGCAAGGCTTTGGTTCGTTCTGCCGTAGTTGGATAGATTGTTTGTAAACTCCTGAACTTCTTTGGTGAAGTCCCATGTGTCGCTTCTACCGTCAACGACGGAAACCGCCATATCAGCAAGCCCAACTGCTCCGCTAAGCATTCCGGCGGTGAATTTAGAGGCGATTCCGCCAATGCCTTGATACGCAATCACTTCGTCTATGCTCTTGGCTACGTCTGGGTTCGACATATAAGAACCGCTGAACCAATCCGTATATTCAGACTGAAATTCAGGCGTCCAAGAATCCCACGTAGCAGCGGCCTGTTCCGGCGTTGCGCCGCTTTTCAATGCTTCGACTTCGACGTAGTAATTCCGCGCGGATTCTGTCGGGTCAAGAAGATTTGCATATCCGGCGGTTCTGATCGCCTGATCGAGCTGGTAATTGCTCATGATATCTTCGGACGTGATGCGTTTCCGCGCGATTCCGATTAAATCCTTCATGTCCTGCGCTTCTGCGTCGCCTACGGGCTTCTTAAAATTCAGCGTGGTTGGATCCATATAGCTCTTGCCAAGAATATCAGCAAGCCATTCCTCGTTGCTCATTTCGCCATCCGAGGTCAAGCCCTGCTCGTCCTCTATGACGGAAATTTCATAGTTCGTAAGCCCCATGTCAGCCAGCGCGGTCTTCGCCGCGTTCAGGCTGTCGGGGTCAACGTTCTTGCCGTCGTACTTGATGTACGACTTATATGCTTTTGTCGCGGAATCTTTCGATACCGTGGAAAATGCGTCCTTTTTGTACGCGTCAACGATATTCTGCTGAAACCACTCGGCGTTTTTGCGATGCTCTTTCCATCGTTCGGATGCCGCAGTCGCTTGCGTGACGATATCGGATGCGGCGGATTCTCCCCGCTCCTTGCCGCCGTAGCGGATTGCGAGAGCGTTTTCGAGGAAACTCTTTGGTGTAGTGGCGTCCTTTTTCTGATGATCTGCATTGATTGTTCCAAACGCCGCCTTGATCGCGTCGCGCTGCGTTTTGTTTTCCGCGCCGCTGTTCATATCCATGAGGTAGTTCTTGGCTTGCGTCACATGCTTGAAGTCAACGCCGCCGTCGTACATGCCCTGCATGATCGCAATCGGGTCTGCGTTCCCGCTCAATGCAGAATCGACATACGCTTTCGCCGTCGCCTTGTCAACGATTCCCGCATACGCGTCAGCTGTGCGCTGCGCTTCCATCGCGTCAGCATACTCGCCAAGCGTGGTCGGTGCGCCTTTAGCCGCGGACGTAGCGTTATCAACGATCTTCAACGAGCGGAACTGCCGTTCCAATTTCGTGTTATATTGATTCAAAAAATCGTCATACGTGACGGTAATGTCATTTGAGCCTGCGGCTTTGTTCTCGGAGTTGATAGCCTTAATACGCGCCTCGCGGTACGCCTCGTTCGAACTGTAGTTTTTCGGGTCAAGTTCATCGGCCGTTTTCGCGGAACTCGTTTTCATGAGCGCAGCAACGTCAGCCCATTCGGGCTGTTCCAGAAGATTATAGAATGCGTTCTCCCAAGCATCCGTTCCGACCTGTTCGCTGATCGGCGTTTGGTCTTTCGGCTTAGCAATAGGGTCTGAACCAAACCCAACGCCAGACTTGGAATCCATCACGGGACTGTCGTATTTTGCGCTGCTGTTCTCTATGCCACGATTCGTTTTCATCGAGAAAACTTCCGTTCCAACAGCGATATAGAAGTCCTGAATACGGTTCTGCGTAGCTATGCGTTCCTCATAAGGCGTGGTAAAGTCGGACAGTTTGTCGGTCGGAGGAAGCCCCTGGTTCTTCAACTGCTCGTCGGTATAGCTGTCGGAGTACGACTGCTCCAGCGCAAGCGGCATGATCCCCTTTACCTTGCGCGCCTGATCTTCGGTCGTGTATTCGTACTTCCATGTTTTCTTGAAAGCGTCGGTGATGTAGCTCTTTGCTTGGTCATCAAAATTATACGACGTGCCATCTCCGTACCACTCCGTATAATCGTTCATGTATTTTGCGAGATATTTTAGCGGAGGAAGACCGTCTTGTGCAAGCGTATTATTAACGCCGCCAGACGAATAAGCCCTCTCAATCAGAGAGGGAAGCTGCCCGGCAGAACGGCGCGATACGTCGGCTAAATTGTCCTTATAAAGCGACGAAATATCGGACTGGAATCTTTTTCTGATCCAGTCCGCTTGTCCTTGGCTAATGTCTATATTTTGACCATTGACGGAGTATCTGTATAGCGGAGTGTTGTACGGGTCTTTCGTGGAAGAAAGACCCGTAACCATAAGGCTGCTAGATTTTTTGTTCTGCTGCGGAGGCGTAATCCCCGTAATCATGAGAGAATTGCTCATACGCACCTCTTTGTTTTAATGACTAAGCAAGTACCCGGGCGAATAGATGGGGGTGGACGGCGCTGCGCTTCTCGGAATGTATGTCCCAGAAATCGGAGACCATACCAAGTCTTCGCCGCCGCCACCGCCGCCGCCGCCGCCGCTTGATCTGGCGCGTTCCTGCGCTGCCGCAACAAAAGCGCGCTGCCAAGCAAGAGCCTCAACTCGTGCCTGTTCCTGCGCGTTCCACTGGTCTACGGACAGTCTGTTTGCGGCATTTTGCTGTGAAACAGACAATAGGCGGTTTAGCTGTGCCTGATACGCTTGGTTCGTCTGCTGCGCAAGCGTGGACTGGAACGAAGCTCGAAGGTTCGTGATGTCGCTCTGCGCTTGCTGCGACGTTCTTCCCTTCACGTCCGTAAGATACGTGCTCTGCGTCATTCCGCGGCTCGCTGCGTCAGCATCGTACTGCGCCCGTTGGGATCGTGCTTGCGAAAGCACATTCTTCATGGATTGGGCATAGTACGGTTCAAGATACGCCGCTTCGCTCGCTGAAAGCTGCTCTCGCGTCTGCTGCTCCGTCGTGATGTCGGCGTAGTTGATCGGAGTTACAGCAAACTCCTGCAAGTATTGCTCATAATACCGATTTGTAGTTTCGTCTGGTAATGTTGCGGCCATGTTTTCCCTCCTGTTTGCTTGCAGAATTTCTATGCGACAATGAGTACATTATCGACTGTCGTAGACGGAACGCCTCCTGTTTTTTGGGTCGCAAATCCGGCTCGCAGCAATGTCTTTGTCGCATTGTCGTCAGTAATCGAAATAATCATTGATCCGTCAAGATAAACTCCGAACGTGTTGCCGGAGCATACCAACCCAATGCGGTGAACTTCTGCTGAAACCCACGCAAATGCGTAAGAAGCCATTACTGTATTCGTCGAAGAAATCGTTCTTGTCAGCTCGATATTAGTTCCGTCGTATCGAACACGCATGAAGTTTGCCATGCCGGAGTCAGCTCTTGCGTATAATGAGAAGTTTTCTCCAGTGTACCAGGCAAAATCTGCGAAAGCTCCAATATCAACCTGTGAAACAGCTATAGTTGCGTTGTTCGTGTACGTTGTGTCGGTTCCCTTCGCCTTTCCAGAAACAACGCTAACGGATGTGGCTGACCATGCGCCTCCAACTTCCGCTGTTCCAATCGCTCCATTTGATCTGGTGAATGTATCGCTGACAAGTATACCTTCGTCGAGCGGCTTCCCGAATATAAGCGACCATTTTGAATTGATTCGAATATACGCAGGAACCTGAACGAGCACTCCGCTCTGCCACTGGTAGACGCTCACGGGGCAGATGTCAACGGTTCCAGAAGAAACCATGTTGAACATGTTCAGTACGGGCTTACCGTATCTGATAACAACGTCGCCCTGGTTAAGTCCAGCCAATGTCTTATTGGTGAATACAACGCCGCCAATACCTATCTGGACAGCCGACACAATCGCGATTGTGCCGTTCATAGCGGCAGCAGGAAGGCTAGCAAACGAAGAAACCACTATGCATGCATACCCATACTGGATTCCTTCGCCAATAATCAATCCGTATCCCATTATCCCACCGCCTTAAACAGATTGACGCTCAACAGAATAAACGCGGCAAGCGGAGCTGATTTTGCGTAGATATAAACCCCGCCGTCGTAAGTGATTACGTTCGGGCATACAACCGTCCCGCAATCGTTCTTATCTGTCGATGGAATAATAAGTGCCGTCATAGTCGAAAGAGCGCCAGATAGTGCTAATGATTTTCTGTAAGCGTATCCCTTGTTGAATATTTTCGTTTCTTCTCCTGCAGCGGCGGTATACGTCGACCATCCAGACGTTGATACCGTCTGATCAGCAAACGTAAGCCGCTCTTTTTCGGCGCCAATAGACGCAGGGGAAACCGCGTCCGCCGAACCCGATGCATGCCTCGAAGCATGAGTTGCCGCCGCATAATCCGTGTTTGCAACGGCCGCACTGACGTTCCCTGCACCATCAAGCTTTGCAAGACCCGTAACCGAACTAAAGAATAGCGCTCTGATCTTCGCAACGATATTCGCCCAGGTGCTCTTGCGGTGATCCGAAGCCGAAGCGTCGTAAAACGGTACGGCATCAGTGTCGGAAAGCGTGGTTTCTGCGGTCAGATTTTGCGTTGCATCCTGAAAATCAGTCCCTACAATAGGCTTGTGCTGAATGTATGACACTTTCAGAATGTCGGTTTCCGTCCAATCTGCTTGGTCGCGGTCTAAAACGCTGTTACATGCGTTGATAAGTGAAACGAGGATGGAGTATTGCTCAACCGATTCTACGGTTTCTGCGTTCAACAGCGACAGTTCAGCTTTGAAGCTGAACCTTGCGCTTGAAACCAGCGTTTCGTATGCTTCTCCGCTATAAATCTTCGCCTGTGCGACAGTGATGCCGTTCGGCGCGAATGAATCCGAATGCAACCGAACCGTCACTTCGTTGTGTTCGTCGCCGCCAATGGTGATCCCGCCAGTTGGCGAGCTGCTATCCTGCCAAACCGTTTTCCCGCTGTGCGCAAACACGATCTGGACGAGGCAGTTCGTAAGATCGACAGGATTTCCGTCTTTTACGATTTTCAGCAAAAGAACGTTTCCGTTGTCACCCTCAACAAGCTTGATCGGATCGTTGATAAGCGGCTCTTTCAGGTCGATATTAGCGGTAAAATCCTTTACGATTTCGCTCATGTCTCAATCCTCACTTCCCGAAAGCGTGAATCGACAGCTTGACCGTCACGCTTGAGCTTTCCATAGTCAAAACCCTAAATGTGATCGTAGTTTCAGTAACGCTCAAGACCGAAACGAAAACGACGCTTGCGGAACAGATCGGCGTTACCGAAATCTCCGAAACCGACGCTAAAAGGCTTGTAGGGAACGATACGGTAGTTTCAGCCCCGTACAACGCCCCGTATGCCGTCGAGCAATTCACGACGGTATCAAGCGTTGTGGCAAACGCCTCAATCGTGCCATCGTTCCACTTGCGCCACGTCCACGTTCCATCTTCGCCAGTGTCAGAAATGAACACATCCGGCAAATTCAACTGCTCGATCACCTGATCAACGAGCGTTTCAGCGTTCGCTTCAAGCTGGTTTACTGCCGCGAGAATCTTTCTAAAATTACCGTTGATACGGTTGTTGTTCGTTTCCTCGGACTGAATCGCGTAGAAATCGTCCGGCTTTGCGATACGTGGGAGGTAGATTTGTTCAAGTGCTTTTAGGCTCATAGCAATTTCCCCGCATTCGCTTGGAAGAAGATTGACATTCCGCCTTTGACCTCAAAATAGCTTCCGCGCACGTTCCGCAGCCTGACCCAGAACATGGACGTTTGTTCGGTTTCAACTCGAACCCGCGTTACGTTATACCGCTCACTCTCAAGCATATTTTGTTCTTGCGTGGTCACGTTCGCACCAAAATGCACGTCAACGAAAATGTTCCCGCTTCCGCCGCGAAACAAAATATCATTGATCTGCTTCAAAAACGCCTTTGATTGCAAGTCGGTATGCTGGGTTTCCCAGTACGCATTAATGATCGCCCCATCGTAGGTGTACCCGCTGTTGAACTCGTAGACGTACCGCGCGTCATTTATGAGGTAGATCGTACCGTCAAACTGCGTGATATCCGCTATCTGGAATCCGTCTCGGATGGTATATGCCTGACGCGCAATGTCGTAAACAATCAGCGCATCATCGTATGTCGATGCAGAACTCACCTTGCAGGAGAAATACAGCACGTTATCCGCGTGAATGCCTTTTGATTGTGTAACGCTGTTGATCGACTGAATGAACGTGTTGATGTATCGTATCCCGGAATCAATCGGGATCACGCCCGTGCCGTCGTAGAACTTCAAGCCGGATTTCGTGATAAAAAACGGCTTGTTATATTTCACGACCGCAGACGCGTTCGACATGTATTCGGCAAATGATTCCACGCGCTCCACGGTAAAATTGCTCGGAGAATCGCCGTATAGCCTGTAAAAACTGTATCTCTTGAAAATCAGTATTTCAGATGCCAGCGCAATAATTCCCGTGATCGCGTCGCCGGACGAATCACCGACCTCTACGTAACCGCCGGATGCGTCAACTGAACCAGAGACAGCAAGCCAATCTTCGATTGTTCTTCCATCGCCGGGCACAGCAGACCAATATAGGCGGCTCGTATTGCTTGGATCGCCAGCCGAAAATAAGCGGCCTTTGTACATGTCGATAAAGTTACACGACGCGTCAGAGCCTCCACCACGGATGGTAGCGGTATCGCCAACGCTCGGTTCGGTGTCTGGTGCTTCAACCAGCGTCACCGTCGTAGAGGTCGCAGAATCGACTTCAAGCCACACGCCATCAATCGTAATGCCATCAAGCGGCGCATGCCTCTGCGCCTCCGCTGTGAGCGTTCCAGACAGCGTGACAGTCAGCGTTCCAGCGTTGTACGAAGAAACCGTTCCGCTGTACGAGTTTGCGCCCGTGCCAAACGCAGCTGCGACTTTGGTCGATGTGTTGATCTTGACCATTTGCGCCGCGCCCGTGCCGATGATGATATGATCGGTCGTTCCGATCAGCGTTTGCAGATAGTCAATCTGCGTAGCCGTCAGCGCAGGACTGAACGTGTGAACGCTTACCCATTCCGCTCCGTTGAAGTAGTATACGTTCGACGCAGTGACCACGTAGTCAGTCCGCGTCGTTCCACGTGCAATGATATGCCGCAAAATGCGGTCAGTGCCCGGAACGGCAACGGCTATATGCTTCACATACCCTTTTGCAACAGCAAGGTTTCCGTCGAACGTCACCATGTTCCGGCAATCCGCAGCGGAGCCGGTAGGCAGTAGCGAACCGTCTTTGTGCTGCTGAATTCCCAAGAACTCCGTGATTTTGTATTCGTCCATGATGAACCTCGCGTTACATGTAGTTTTTGAGTTTTCTCGCAGATTCCGCGCCAAACGTAGCGGGTCGCACCTTTGACAGTTCTCGATTGAACATCTGGAAATTCGAAGAAGCTGCCGCCATAGACACATCTTCTCCGTTTGAAAGCTCGCACCCGGCAACCCAATACACAATCATCCCGTGATAGCGTTCTGGAATGTCAGGCACATCTTGCGAATTTTTAATAGCGTCTGGAACAAACCGATATACAACCTTGACGCTGGATTCTTCGGTCGTTACAACGATCTTCCCCGTTTCTTCATCGTCTGGAACGTCAAATTCAAGCGTGTTTCCTTCTGAATCAAGTATTCTGACGATGGCAAACAGATCGTTTGAGAGTGCAGAAACGTTGAATGACGCGTTCGAAAGAGCTACGGTTTCCGCTTTGACCGCCTGATATTTCTCGGCAATGCTGCGAATCGCGTCATTCGCGTATAACGCAAATAGTTCTTCATACTTGCCCGTGTTGCCGGACGTTCTGTTGAGTCTCGATAGCGCCAGCGATGTGATTTCCGTGAGCGTCATTCAATTCCACCCCTCTTACAGATACGCGGTGAGATCAACGCCGCCGTCCTTGCTGTACCGTTCTGCGCGCTTGTCGGACAGGACTTGCAGCTTCATGGACTTCATGACGGCGTTTGCGAGGAATCGCGGAAGTTCGCGAACTTCTCCGGCGGCGAGCTTGACTTCATATCCGTTGTACGTCCGCTGAAATACCGTGATTTCGCCGCGGGGGTCGGGCGGTACCTGGATGGTGACAAGATCATCGTCCTGCATCGCCTTTTTGATGTTCGCCTCCGCTTTTCTTCCCTCAATCGCCGCAATGCGTTCAAGCTCTTGCATCGTCGCCGGAACAGGCGCAGGTGCCGGAGCTGTATACTGTTGTGCTTCCGGATTAATCGCGGAAGCAGGGGCAGCTTTCGGTTTCTGTGTGGCGGTTTTCTTCGCCGCTGTGCTGGTGGTTTTTTTCGCGCCAGTCGATGCCTTTTTGGTTGTGGAGCTGGTAGCCATAATACTTCCTCCTTGAAAGTAAGCGGGGTAGTGCGCACTACCCCGCCGTCAGTTGTTGTTTGTTACGCGGTCGCACCCGTCTGGATGTCGAGAATCCAAGTGCTGTTGAGCACCTTGACCGCGTATGCCAGAATCTTGCCCGCGACAGTCCATTTCTGGCGCAGCGGATCAATAGGCTGGTTGACGTAGGACTTCATCGCGGAACTGTTGTCGATGTCCACGATTCCGTATGCATCCGAACCGAACATCAGTGCGTGGTGCACGTTCGGTGCAACGCCCGTGGTCGCGTTCGGTGCGCCCGCATCTTCGCTGTATACGTAGTGGTTCGCCGTGAGCGATGCCGCGGCAGACAGCGTGACGGTCTTGGTCGCCGCGTTGTAGGACGCGATGGTGTATTCCGTTGCTCCTGCAACGTTCTCGCCGATTTTGAGTTTGTTTCCTGCCGTGGACAGGTAGGCAACACCCGCTGCGGACGGCGTGGTTTTCAGCACGAACGTGGTTACCGTGTCCGTGGTCGCGTTAACCTGATTGGCAACGCTCTGTTGGTCTACGAGGGCTTCCGTGGATTCCACGAACGCAACGCCGAAGCAACGCCCGATCTCGCCGTCATAGGCGCGGGAGGGGTCAGCGTGGGTCGCGATGGCTTGCCAGAAGGTGTCCGTGAACAGATCGTACTTCTGGTCAGGGGAGATAATGCAGATGAAATCCGCACCGTTGTTGAATTTGCGTGCTTTGGCTTTGGTCAGCGTGCGTACCGCCTTGCGGATTTCGACGAGCGTCATGATGTCGGTCGCCGCGATGCCGAGCGTCGAAGTCTTGCCGTTCGCCCACTGGACGGACGCACCGGACACCATCGCATCACGAGCAATCCAGTCGGCACAAGTGCCGAGCTGTTCACCGATCAGCTCAAGCGACGCCGCCACGTTATCATCCAGCGCGGTCAGGTCGAGAAGGTCAGTGATCGTGGTGTACGCGCCGTACTGCTTGACGGTCGCCGTCACCGTGGTCTGTGCGAGGCTCTGGCCGTCAGGCGTGACACCTTCGCCAAGTTCGAGGTTCGCGGGGGTCGGGTCAAACGGCGTGAATCTGCGGAAGCTGACCACTTTTCCGCTGTTGCGCGGGATCGGCTTTTTCTGACCGTACTTCGCGTACACCCATTTGGTTTTCGCAAACTCAAGCAGGGTGCGGTCGTTGAAGGTCTGCATCTGTGCAGACAGCGTGCCTGTCGTGTTGAGGTTCTCGTTTGCCATGTTGTTTATCCTCCGTTAAATTTTGAAATTTAGCGGAACACCACTCTGTCCCCGTTCTGTGCGGCCTTGCGCAATTTCTCGTAGTTTTCCTTGAACGTTTTACTGTCCATGCTTTCCGTGGAGAAATCCAGAGGTTTCACGGTAGCGTCCGTTCCCTGAACGCGCATGGGCTTGGTCGCGGGCTGCTGCCGCTGCGGCTGTGCCTGTTGCGTGGGCTGCTGGTAACGCTGCTGCTGCGGCTGATACTGCGGTTGCGCGCCATTACTCTGCTCCCAGCGGTCGAATGCGTACTGCAAGCCGAACGCCTGTGCGTCGTTCACGAAAAACTGGTCGATGTGCTCCGGCAGGAATCCTTGCGGAATATTTCCTGTCGACACGGCGGATTGCAGCTCTGACGCAAGATCATTGCCCTGCGGCTGATACTGCTTCGCCTGTGGCTGCGCTTGGGGTCGTTGTGCTGCTCCCTGTTGTGCGTACATGTCCCGATAGAACTTCTTCGGGTCTTTTGCCGCTTCTTCGGCTTTGCGATCTGCGCGCTCGTTTAAGATGCGACGCGCCGCTTCCTCCTCGGAAACGCCGTTTTGCTCCATGTATTCGCGGAGAAGGAAATCTCCAACCGAATACTGCGCGCTGGACTTGTAGCGGTTTTCAAGCTTCGTCCGCTCCTGCGTAAGCCGAGCGTTCAATGCTCTGTTGAAGTCCGGCTGGGTCTTGATTTCCGGCTCCTGAACGGCCTGCGCGCCGCCGTTTCGCGTCTGTTGAGGCTGCTGTGCGCCTTTCGCGCCCTGCGGCTTCTGTTCAGCGGTTGTGTTCGGAGTGAAAAAATCGGATGCCGATACTTCTTTGGGCTGATCTGCGCCGTTTTCGGCCTGAATGTCCGGCGCTGCGGTTTCCATCGTGAAATTGCTGGGCTGTTCCATGTGTTTGCTCCTTTGTGGCTCTCGCCACCGCCCGATTTGCAGCGCGGGCGCGTCGCTGATATAAAAAATGCGCCTCGCGATTGCCGCGCTGCGCTATCTTCTGTTGTTTTTGCGGCTATTGTGCCGCTTGTCCTTGCGCCAAAAGCGAATCAGACTGTGAAAGCGACTTCCTGTATCGCTCCGTCTTCTGCTTTTCCTCCGAAAGCTGTTGACCAAGCATCGCCGCTTGCTGCTGCGCCATTAAAAGCCCCTGTTTTTGCGCTCTCGCAAGATTTTCAAGCAACAATTCCTTCTCGTTGCCGTCCATCTGCAAGCCCTCAAGCATTTGCATCGGGTCAACAGGCGCTCCGGCTGCCGCAAGCGTTTTCATCATTTCCATCCACGTTGTATTGTGCTGGATCATGGAATACTGCGTCTGACGTGCCGTTCGAATCGTGACGTACCGTTCAATTGGAATGCCGTCTTCCATCCACTGTTTGAGGCTTCGGCTGTCAAACGGGTACGCTTTCTTGACACCGTTGTAGGTGATCCCGATTTGCCGCTGTTGCATATCGCATCCGCGCATCGTTTCAATGAGCATGCGAATCGCTTCTTGGAACGCCGAGTGAATCGAGCGCCCTTCCATGCGGCTGCGCTTCGTAGCCATCTCCTGCAAGGCAGTAATCGCGCCCGTGGCGGTAACACCGCCTCCGGCCTGTCCGCGCGTCATGTCGTTCGCGCCGCTCTCCTGCTTGATCATGTTTCTAAGGTCGGCCATGTAAGCGAAAACGTGCGACGGTAAAGGCTGCGTTTCTTGCCACTGCGCCACGGCTTGCGGGTTTCCAGTTACCGGGATGACCTCGTTTGCGTAGTCTCTTATATCGTCCAAAGAATCTATCGTGTCACGCTGCACCAAAAGGCGAGGTCTGGATGCTCTGTAGGCGTTGAGCAGGATAATCTGCTCCATCTTGTCTGAATATCGGTTTGCCTCTTTGAACAGATCGACAATACCGAATCCGAGCGGGTTGCCTTTGAGCCGATAAAGCCGCCCGACAACGAACGGGTATTTTCCGTGCTCGTAATATCCGTCAGGGCTTTCGTCGCTGATCGCGCTGTTGAACAGGATTTGACCGCCCGCCATAAGCACAAAGTGAATCCTGTACCGCTCCGCTTTCGCGTCGTACATACGAATCCATGCTTCAACCAACCTCACGAACTGGCGCTTGTTCGGAATCATCGTGTTCCCGTACTCGTCGTGTTCTTCGGACAGCATGTCGGAATCCCCGCCGATGAACTGCGCAAAATCAGGGTATCTCTGCCAGAACCAATCCCGCGGCATACGCTCAAACTTGAAGATCGCGCGTCCGTCCTGAATATTCGGGCTTTGCGGGTCGCACATCCAGTTTTTGTTCGAAACGTGCCGGATATACGTTCCGCCTACATTGTCCATATCAGGGTCATACCCGACTTCAAGCGGAGACCACCCGTCTACGAGCAAATCGAGCGTGAAGGAATCGTATTCGCCCGCCCATCCGCAAGCATCCAAATCCTGCCAGATCGCGCGGGTCAACACTTTCGACAGAATGTCCAATCCGTCCAGTTCGATATCCGGCTCAATGACCGCTGTCGGAAAGTCCTCGGACAGATCCGCTTTCAAGTTTTCGATGGTTGACGTGATGATTGGGGTGCTTGGCTTCGGCGCGTTTTCCGTTGTTCCGCTTGTGTCCGTCATGCCCTTCCAGTGATCACCGCGGTACATGGCCGCATTGTCGTCGATGCGCTCCCACTCTTTCTTGAAATCGTCCGCGTACTCCTTAAACAGCGTCATCAGCGGTTCGGCAAGCTCTTTGCATTTCCCCGGTGTAGGCACGCAGTTCGGCAAAGCATCCCAAATCTGCTGCATCGTCGATTTATTGCTTACGGTAACAGTTGCCATATTGCGTACTCACCTCATTTCAGGTTGTAAAAACTAGTTGAACGCGGAACGCTCCTGCGCTGGTTGAATGGGTCAATGTATATGTCTCCCTGCTGTTGTGGTATCTGTCGAACCGTCTTTGGGGAAGGTCTTGACATCAGCCCGTATCTCAACGCCTCCAGCGCATGGTCTTCGCAATGCCCAGAAACGTCTTCGATGTTGTTTTCGTCAACCGTCGCGTTCGGAAACGTCCGAATCAGGTTGTGACAATTCTCCATGATCCGCAACCACGGTTCACCGTCCGGCGCAATTGCAAGATTTTCTCTCACGCGCTGCCAACCGATCACGCGGCTGTTGTCTGCCTTTAAAACTGGAATCCCGTTCCGCATCAGCACTTCCGCGATATTCTCGCCGCCGCTGATATCTTTCATCCCTCGGCGCTGCCATGCATCCGGCGATAGATACGTTCCTGATATCTGCTCGTCCGAACCTGTCATCTGCCTTACAAGCCGCGCATAGTCCGACGAGTTCATTTCCCTCGCATACAGTTCCCTGTACACGTAAATGTGCCGATCCGGCGATACTGCAAACCACAACGTGCACCACGGGTCGTTATAGCCCCAGTCCATTGCCCTGAACTTTCGCCATTCTGTCGGGATAAGCATCTCCGGCACAACGTGCAAATCGCGTCGGAAGTCCGAAAAATACTGTCCAAGAACAACGTCCCAATCGCCTTCGAGGTACGCCCTTCTCAAATGCTCCGGCAACCCCGCCAGCGACTTAACGTAATCAGGGTCAACGTGCGGATTATCATTCAGCTTTGCTCGGATGAACACGTAATCGTCCGGGTTCTCCGGCAATATTTCCATGCCCTCAAACATGATCGGTTCTTGTATGAAATTCCGATCAACGAAAAGGCGCTTGATGTACTCATGCCCTACGCCGCCCGGGTTGCACGTATAGTAGCAGCGAGGCTTGAAATCCTTTCGCGATGTACGGTTGCTCGTCGCAATTTTCCGCATCTGCATTTCGGTGAAGTTCGTCGCTTCCTCGAACCCGATGACTTCGTATTCCTGCCCCTGATACTGCATCCAATCGTCTTCGGAATCGCAATACCCAAGCTTGATGTAGCTGCCGTTCGGAAACGTGAAAATCCGCTCGTCCTTGCTGTACGTCGCAATCCCCGTTGGCACTAATTCCTCAATCAGCGGCTTGATATGATTGCCAAGCAGTTCAGGAAACGACCGCCTCAAAAGCAGCATCCGAATCCCGCCGTATGGTGCAATCCCCAACCCGACCATCTTCCGACGCATTGCCCAGCTTTTCCCGCCTCCGCGAGCGCCTCCATATGCGGTGTGCCGCGCGGTGCTTGCAAAAAACTCTCGCTGCTTCTCTGTTGGCTTACCTTGCAGCTTCGCTATCGCGTCGGTCATAAATTCTCCGTCTTCCAGCTACTCAATCTGCTCATGCTCTGTCTCACGCTTGCAAACGTAGCAGTATGCGTGTTTAATGTGCCCGACGTTAGTATGACGTTTCGCTTTCGTCATAACCGTCTTAACTCCGCACTCGCTGCACTTGAATAACCGCGTTTGAACCGTTCTCTGGTCTCGCTTATTCACGCCCTACTCCGTTTTGACGTCCGGCGCAATAGGATTGTTTCAGCGCGTCGTTCTGAACGTTTCGATTGTTTTCCAATCATCGAGAAGGTACGCTACGGATTCAACAGGAAGGTAAGTTGTCGTTCCGTGGATTTCTGTAAAAATAAGCGTCGTTCGAACATCGTTGATGCCAAACCGCTCAATTTCCGCATGCATGCTCTTCGTAACGTCTGGATCGTCCAGAATTTTGATGTAATCCCACGCTTCGGCGCGCTCTTTTCTGTTTCCGATTTCGTCAAACGGTGTCCTGAAAATTTTCAAAACCAATGCCATGTCTTTTTACCTGTCTTTCTTTCTGTCTGTTTATTTCCAAGCTCTCGCTTTGGATTCTGTAGTTGTGTTTGTAGTGGTACGTTATAGTATCTGACACCCACGCCCGGGGCGCGCATGGTACCGCCCGGGTTTCGATTCAGATTCGCGCCCAATCGAAAACTCCACCCCCTATACAAAAAAACAAGGCTGGCATTTCAACCGAGGGAATCCGGGGTTGAAATGGCTGGCTATGTGAATAACTCGCCTATCTCTTTGGGCGTGTAACCCACAATCTCCACCTTGCGCGTGTTATCCTGCTCCACTTTGGCAGCAATGCCGAGACGCGAGAGGCGCAGCTGTACAACCTTGCTGTCGATCATGCCCGAATCTGCCGCGTCGGTGATCTCCTCGATGATTCGAAGTCTCACGCGCGCGAGAGCCGCACGGATTTGTTTCTGTGCCTCCTCATACTCCTTATCAGCATCTAAAGAGCTATCTATATCGCTCTTATCCGTAGATGTGCTAGATACGCTAGAACGATCTAGAGAGACCGTATCTTGAGTGGTATCACCATCTAGAGCTAGATCGCTACTAAGAGATACGCTCTCACTCTCTCCGTAGGTTCTCTCTCTCTCGTAGCTATCTGTGGCTTCGGAGATCAGGCGCATGAGATGGCCGTAAGAGATGCCAAGAGCGAGTGCAAGACCCTCTGTAGACGGCCATTTGCCGTATGTGTGCATTGCGCCGGATTTGAGAGTAACCATGTTTTCTTCACGGCTCTGCTTGCAGTCATCCAGGTATTTCTGACAAATGCGCTCAACCTCGGCTGGATCGGTGTATTTCGGTGGTCTCGTCCTCATACCGTCCTGTTCATCTCCTTTCGCTCTCTCTCGTACTTTTAAGCAATAAAAAACACACCGTAGTTCTCTAGCTCTCGTGAAAGAGCTATAGACGGTGTGTCTATTTGCGGAGGCATCGTTTACGAAGCTCTTAACTCCGTAACTCCACGGTGTGAACATAACACAATACTGGTGGCGTTGTCACTGCTGAAGCAAACGCGGTTTGTATCGGTTTGTATCGGTTTGTGTGTGTCTGCGTATGTTGTTCATAAAAAGTTCACAAATCATCAGAGGCTCTTCTATATAACACGATTTGAAATATTTTTGCTTGACAACTTCACTTCGTGTTGATATTCTGAACACAGAACGAAATACACCGTTCGAAATTTCAAAGGAGGGCAAGACCCCATGACGTACTACGAAATCAACGAAGATGCAGCCAGACGCGCGAAAGACATGAACAGCTACTTTGGTTACACCGAAGGATCCGCGACCGCGAGCTATCGCCGCTATGTTGACGAAGCCGCAGAGCTCGCCGAGAGGTGCAAGAAATCAGTCGATCCGATGTATCACGAACAGATCGACGCGCTACTTGACCATTTTGCAAAGCGGCTCGCGGATAACCTGAATAACGCAAACGCAATTGATGCGCGTGTTCCGTCCGTGATGATCGCGGGCCCGGCAAACTTCCCCGTTCGGGCGAAGGAGAAGCAGAACGCGGCGCGGGACAAGAACATGCAGGAGTATCAAGAAACCCGCGCGATGCTCGACAAAATGCGCGGAATCGGTCATGGCGGCATTCAGTCCGACGACCCGAAAGCGGTCGAAAAGATCCGCGAGAAAATCTGCGTTGCGGAAGTGATGCAAGAGCACATGAAGATCGTCAACGCTTACTACCGTAAGCACAAGACGCTCGAAGGCTGCGACGCGCTCAACGACAAAGAAATCCGCGATCTAACCGCAAGTATGGCGCGAGACTGGCGCGCCGATCCTGTCCCTTTTGAATCATACGAGCTCACCAACAACAATGCGAACATCCGCCGCATGAAAGAACGTCTTGCAACGCTCGAAAAAGCCAAGAACACGGAAACCAAAGAGCAGGATGTGAAAGGCATTCGCGTAGTCGAAAATACCGACGCAATGCGGCTGCAGCTTTTCTTTCCCGGCAAACCTGACGAGGCGACGCGCTCAATTTTGAAATCAAACGGTTTTCTGTGGGCTCCTTCGGTCGGAGCATGGCAACGTCAGTTGACCTCGAACGGGCGCTACGCTTGCAAACAAGTTCTTGCAAAGATTGGAGAACAGGCATGAACGACCATTCCGGCGCGCTGGCAATACTGGCAATCGCGATTGAAGCGATAGGGCTGATGGTGTGCCTCGCTTACATCGCAGGGATCATTTGACCGTCCGCAGCTTTTACCCGCTCTGTACGGGCGGGTAGCGGGTGCAGACAGCACCAGGAAGAGAGGTCGAGAACCCTATGAAACACATCTTTGAACGCCTCGCTATCGCGATCTGGATAGCGCGGAAATCAGCAATGAGGGCAAGGGCATGAACGCGGCTATTTATATCCGCGTGAGCACGGCAGAGCAAGCGCAAGAGGGCTATTCTCTCGCCGCGCAAGAACGCCTGTTGCGCAAGTGGTGCGAGGATCACGGGCACACCGTCCACGACATCTACGCTGACGAGGGCGTGAGCGGCAAGGACATCGTGCACCGTGACGAAATGCGGCGCATGCTGCAAGACGCAGAGGCGGGCGCGTTTGAGATCATCGTGTTTTGGTCGCTCTCGCGGTTTACCCGCTCTGTCGTGGATCTGTATGATACCTGGGGCATGCTGCAAAAACACGGCGTTGGCATTGTGAGCCTCACAGAGGGCTTTGACGCGTCAACACCAATGGGACGCGCAATGATGGGCATGCTTGGCATATTCGCGCAGATGGAGCGCGAGATCACGGCAGAGCGCGTTGTAGCGGCGATGGACGAGAGAGCGCGGCAAGGCTACCGCACAAGCTCCCGCGTGTTGGGATACGACACCGCGGATGATAGCCTAGCGGTCAACGTAGAAGAAGCGGGTAATGTGGTCTATCTTTTTGCAGCATACGAAAAAATGCAAAATCTTACATCCGTCTCAAACCTAGCGCAATATAGCGGAATTGTCGGCAAAAACGGCAAGCCGCTGACCGCCGAGAGCATCCATAAGATACTCACCAACCCGATCTATTGCGGGTACAACGTATGGCGCGGCGAGGCGATCAAAGGCGATCATGCCCCGATCATCACGCCGGAGGAATTTAACGAGGTGCAGCGCATGATTCAGGAGCGCGGAGGCAGTGTTGGGCGCAAGCGCAAAAAGCCATTAATTTTATTGGAGGTGGTGCAGAATGGTGCAAAGTGAAAATATCCGAAGCGCGGGTATGAACCGCGCGGTGCTTTGCAAGGATGTTTACGGCATTAAGTGGGCGCACTGCTGGCAATGCAATCACAAGCTGTTGCGCGTCGTATCAGCCGGGCAAACGAATCTTGAGATCAAATGCTCGTCATGCAAGTCGATGAACGCACTGAAATTTGAGGCGAGAAAGGAGATCAGCCAGTGAGCCAGTACATCGCCATTATGGACGCACCGGACGGTAAACGACACCGCTGCCCGTTTTATGCTGAATCTATGGAACACGCGCAGCTCCGATCCAAGACCATTCGCAACCGCAGCGAGATTTCGCTTTTAGCGCAGGAGCACAATGTCACCGAGCAGCAAGCCTCCGTGCTACTCCACGAAGAAGGGCACTTCATCAAGATCGTTTCGGTTGAGGAAGTGACAGAACCCGCCTGACGAGGCGCGACGGTTACGCGCCGAAATCCCCGAAAGGGGATAGCGGGGAACCGCAAAAAATTAAACATTGAGAAGGAGATCAAAACCAAATGGATCACACTGGGAAGTACTGCATCATCAGGGCAAATCGCGCTGGCGTTTTCGCCGGAACATTCAAGGAACGCAGCGGGAACGAAGTCACGCTGGTAAATGCGAGGCGGTTGTGGTATTGGGCTGGCGCGGCTTCAATCTCCCAGCTCGCCGCATCCGGCACATCCAACCCGCGCGGCTGCAAGTTCACCGTCACGGTTTCCGAGATCACGGTGCTTGACGTGATCGAAATCATTCCGTGCACGGAGGCTGCCGAGACGAACATCAAGGCGGTGCCGGAATGGAAAGCGTAATTGACGAAAAAATTAAGCGTTTTCTTAACGTCGAATCAGCTGACGGCTACGGCTCCGGCTCCGGCGACGGCTACGGCGACGGCTACGGCGACGGCTCCGGCTACGGCGACGGCTCCGGCTCCGGCTACGGCGACGGCTCCGGCGACGGCTACGGCGACGGCTCCGGCGACGGCGACGGCTCCGGCTACGGCGACGGCTCCGGCGACGGCGACGGCTCCGGCTACGGCGACGGCTCCGGCTACGGCTACGGCTCCGGCTACGGCTCCGGCGACGGCTACGGCTCCGGCTACGGCGTAAAGTCGATTGGTGGTAAAATTTTTTACTCCATCGATGGAACACCAACGTCCATCGATGGAGTTAGAGGAAACGTGGCGCGTGGTCACATCCTTCAATCAGACCTTTCGCTTTCTCCATGCTATGTAGTCAAAAGCGGTCGATTTTTCGCCCACGGAGCAACGCTGTATGATGCGCGGGAAGCGTTGCAGGAAAAGCTGCTTGAAGAAATGAGCGAAGAAGAACGCGTAGATGCGTTTCTTTCAGAGTTTCAGCAGAGCAAGGAATATCCTGCGAAATCGTTCTACGATTGGCATCACCGTCTTACTGGCAGTTGTGCTTTTGGACGAACGGCATTCGCAAAGGATCACGGCATCGATGTCGAAAACGACGTTATGACGGTTGAACGATTTGTTGAACTCACCGAGAACGCCTACGGGGGCAGCGTGATTCGAATGGTCAAAGAGCGAATTGAAGCAAAATAA